CTCGCGCATTTCTATGCCTTGCGTTTTTCCACAACCACCGGCTCTGGGAGGTCCTGATGGCACTTCGTGCTGTTGGTGCCGATGAGAAGCCGCCGGCGCCGAAGAGGAAGCAGACGGTGGCTCAGGCTGCCGAGTCTGACGATCATCGGGCGTTGCTGGTTGCGATGCGTGACCGGATCGCGAAGACGGTGTCAGATCCGGAGTGTCCGCCGCGTGATCTGGCTGCTCTGACGCGGCGTTTGCAGGACATCGCCAAGGAGATCGAGTCGATCGACCTGCGCCGCAAGCAGGAGGTAGACGAGGATGGCGAGTCAGTCGGCGACGAGGAGTTCGACGCTTCGGCTATCTGACATTGCCCGCCATGTTGTGGCTCCTGGCGGGGCGGTTTCGACTGGCTGGCCGGCGGTTGAGAAGAAGTGTGCGGAGTTCGGGGTTTCGTTTCGGCCGTGGCAGAAGCCTGTTGGTCGGCTGATCCTGTCGAAGCGTGCTGACGGAAAGTACGCGGCGACTGTGGGCGGTACGGGGCTGTCGATCCCGCGCCAGGTGGGTAAGACGTATCTGGTTGGCGCGATCGTGTTCGCGTTGTGCATGTTGCGGCCGGGTTTGACGGTCATCTGGACAGCTCACCGGCTGCGGACGGCTGAGGAAACGTTCGGCAAGATGCTGGTCTTCGCGAAGAAGCGGAAGATCGCCCCGAATGTCTTGAAGACGCCGACCGGCTCTGGTGATGAGGCGATCATCTTCCGGAACGGGTCGCGGATTCTGTTCGGTGCCCGGGAGCGTGGCTTCGGCCGCGGTTTCGACGAGGTTGATGTGCTCATCTTCGATGAGGCGCAGATCCTGACTGAGAACGCTCTGGATGACATGATTCCGGCGACGAACCAGTCTCGGCAGGACACGTCGGCGTTGCTGTTGTTCATGGGGACGCCGCCGAAGCCGTCTGATCCGGGTGAGGTGTTCTCGCGGATGCGTGCTGAGGCGCTGACTGGTGAGGATGCTGACACGGGCTGGATCGAGTTCGGGGCTGACCCGGATTTCAAACCAACCCCGGCGCCAGCCCCGCTGTCGGCGGCGGATTGGGCGCAGGTTGCGAAGGCGAATCCGTCGTATCCGGATGACACTCCGCGTGAGGCGATTCTGCGGATGCGGAAGAAGCTTGGCCCGGAGTCGTTCCTGCGTGAGGGGTTGGGCATTTGGGATTCGCTGGCTTCGGCCGGCATGTTCTCCCCGGGCGCCTGGATGCGCTGTTCGTTCCCGGATCGGACCGTCCCGGATCCGGAGATGCTGGGTGTGGCCGCGGATGTGGATCAGACGTGGCTGTCGTTGGGCGCGTACGGGGATGGGCACATCGGCCCGGTGTGCCGGGTTCGGTTCGAGGTGCAGCAGGACGAGTTCGTCGCCGAGGTGGCCCGGATTGCGAAGGAACGCCGGATCAGGGTGGCGGTCGACAAGAAGGGTCCGGCGTCGTCGCTGATCCCGGAGCTTGAACGGCTCGGGGTGAAGGTGGTCGGCGGTGGCCTGGATGATCTCGTCCATGCGTGCGCCGATTTGCGGACCGCGGTGGAGACCGGCCAGGTGTGGCATGGCGACTATCCGGACCTGAATGAGGCTGTGGACTCTGCAACATGGCGCCCGGTCGGCGATCGGCGCGTTTTCGGCCGCAAAGGAGCCGAAATTTCGATGCTTGAGGCCGTCACCTGGGCGCGTTGGGCGGCCACCAGTAAGCCAGCCAGGAAACCGATCGCGATATGGGGGTGAGGGCACGCATGAAGTTGAACGCGGCAAGCCTCATCCTGGTCGTTCTCGGCTGTCTGGCGCTGATCGGCGGCGTGGCATGGATTTTCCGGCCCGCGGGCGCCATTCTGGCAGGAATCCTGGCTGTTGCGGCCGGGATTCTGCTGTTGGAGCGGCCGGAGCGCGGTGATCGCGCATGAAACTGTGGCAGCAGCTGCTGGCGCCGGCGTCGGAGAAGCGTGGCCTGTCGCTGAATGAATTGTTGGGGTTCTTCAATGACCCGCAGACGGGGATTCTGAACCAGTCCTGGGGGAATCTGTCAGACGAGGAGCTTGTCACCTCGGTCGAGCAGGCTTACCGGGACAACGGGCCGGTTTTCGCGCTGATTCTGGCCCGGATGCAGGTGTTTTCGCAGGCACGCTTCCAGTGGACGCGGTGGACTGGCGGGACACCGCACGATTTCTTCGGGTCGCAGGATCTGTCCATCCTGGAATATCCGTGGCCGGGTGGCACCACATCGGATCTGCTTTCGCGGATGGAAGTGTTCGCTTCAACTTCAGGGAATGCGTTCGTCCGCCGGCTGCGGCGCGGGGTGCGCACCTCGGGAACGTTCGAGGACCGTCTGGTGCCGCTGCGGCCGCAGTGGGTGACGATCCTGATGGGTTCACAGGAGGACCGGCAGAATCCGTGGGAGGCTGCGGATGTTGAACTGCTCGGCTACCTGTACAAGCCGAACGGTAATGCTGCCCGCACAGTGGTTCTGGATCGGACTGAGGTGGCGCATTATGCGCCACTGCCGGATCCGGTGGCGAACTTCCGGGGCATGTCGTGGATCACTCCGGTGATGAAGTCGGTCCGCGCCGATGACCTGTCCGAGGTGCACAAGGGCAAGTTCTTCGAGAACGCGGCCACCCCGAATCTGGCGTTGAAGTTCGATCCTTCCTTGGATGTGGCCGATATCCGTGAGTTCAAGGAACTCCTGGAGGAGGACCACAGGGGCGCCTGGAATGCGTACAAGACGCTGTATTTGGGCGGCGGCGCGGACCCGGTCACCATCGGCAAGGATTTCTCGCAGATGGCGTTCGCGGAAACCCAGGGCAAGGGTGAGTCGCGGCTGGCCGCTGCCGCCGGTGTGCCGCCGTCGTGGGTGGGATTCTCGGAGGGCTTGCAGGGGTCGGCGCTGAACGCCGGCAACTTCACCGCAGCCCGGCGCCGGTTCGCTGACGGAACGATGGAGCATCTGTGGGCTGCCGCGTCGCGTGCGCTGGAGGTGATCGTCGACCGTCCCACATCCAGGCCCAATGAGGCGCCGGCGCAACTGTGGCATGACATTCGGTCGATCCCGTTCCTTCGTGAGGATGCGAAGGATCATGCGGCGATTCAGCAGCAGGAGGCGCAGACGATGCGGACCCTGATCGATGCCGGGTATGAGCCGGCTTCGGTGGTGAAGGCTGTGTCGACCGCCGACTGGGGTGCCTTGACCCATACGGGCTTGTTCAGTGTCCAATTGCAGCCGCCTGGCTCGGCGGACCCGCCTCAGATGAACGGAGGAGCCGATGCCTGACGCTTTGGAAGGTGAGGCGATCCCGGAACGCCTCGACATTGATGTTGTCCGGACCACCGCGCAGCGGACCGAGATGCGTGCAGACACGGAAGAGTCTCCGATCGGGACTCTGGTCGGCGAGTTCTCGGTGTTCGGCGAATGGTATGAGATCAACTCGTTCTGGGAGGGCCACTTCGTTGAGCGGGTTGCGCCGGGCGCGTTCAAGCGGACAATCAACAACCGGTCCGGCCAATCGCCGGTCCGGGTGATTCTGGAGCACGGCTTCGACCCGACCGTGGCCGACAAGCCGCTCGGTGTTCCGAGCGTCCTGGAGGAACGCGAGTCGGGCGTGTACGCGGAGACGCCACTGTTCGACACTTCCTACAACCGTGACCTGGCGCCAGCATTGCGCGGCGGCGCTTACGGGCAGTCGTTCCGGTTCCAGGTGATGCGCGACCAGTGGGTTGAGCCTGACGCCGAGGATGGATTCGAGGACACTGGCAACCCGGCATGGGCCGACCTGCCGCAGCGGACAATCTCCGAGGTTCGGTTGATGGAGTTCGGCCCGACCATCTGGCCTGCATCGCCCGCCACGAACGCCACCACAGGTCTCCGGTCTGACACGGACCGGTTCTACGAGCAGCTTGCCCGGCGCGACGCGTCGGCGTACGAGGCTGCGATTCGAAGCGTCCGGAGCCACCGTGTTCCGGTGACGGCTTCTGCCGTCGACATTCCCGAGGACCCGCAAACCGGGCACTCCGAAGATCCGGCCGCCGCTCCGGCTGAGCGCAGCGTTTCCGAGGACCCGCCGCAGGTGACGCACTCCGAGGACACCCAAACCACCAGCAGGACCACTTCCAAGAAGGAGACGACGATGAGCGACAAGCTCACCATCGAGGAGCGGGCGGCTCGGATCAGCGACATCGACGCCCGCCTCACCGAACTCAACACCGAGAACCGGGGTGCCGCACTGTCCGACGACGACCAGGCCGAATGGGATCAGTTGGCCGCCGAGCGGTCCGAGCATCAGGCCGCGATCACCGCGCAGGAGAAGCGGGACGAGTTCCTGCGGTCCATCGCCGGCGCCGAGCAGGCACAGGAGGATGTGGCGAAGGTGGAGCAGCGCGCCCAGCGGCTCACCCCGCACGTCAACTCCCGCCAGTCGGCCGCCGACATCTACGACCTGAACGCGCTGCGCACCAAGGCCCGCAGCCTGGACGAGATGCATTCGCTGATGCGTGACAACGCGCTGCGTGCCATCGAGTCGGCCCGGTTCCCGGGCGTCGAGGACCGTTCGGCAGCGCAGGAGCGGGTTGCTGACCTGCTCGACAAGGTCGAAGGGCCAGAGGTTCTGTCCGAGC